AGCAATTCTACGAGGCATTGGAAAAGGAGACATTTGGCTCAACAAAATAAAATATGATGGAAAAACAAAACAACGAATCTACTCCAACGTCTGTCTTGAAGTTTACTTGCCCTCACGCGGAACGTGTCTCTTACAGCACCTTAATATGTCTGCCTGTCGTATCGGCGACCTACGAAAAGGTTTCCGTGAAGGCATGTCCAGCTTGTGTAAGCTCCATGGTGTCACAGGGATTGGGGAATCTGGAGAATATCTTACTTCAAATATCGACAGGCAAGTTGGCTTCGGACTCCTAGGTTTAGCTAACTTTTTAGCAAACAACAAAATAACTTACGCCCAGTTCGGCGAAGCTTTGGAAGCCATTAATGAAGGCAGAAGCTACGAGGGTTACGCAGGGATGGCTGCACGCGAACTCTATCTGGGCGTAATTGAAGCAGCCAACATTGCAAAAGAGAACGACATGGTTAGAGCATTCGCTATAGCTCCAACGGCTAGTTGTTCATACAGAAGTAGAGATCTCAATGGCTACACAGCAACTCCTGAGATCGCACCACCAATAGCTCGAACAGTTGACAGAGATTCTGGAACGTTAGGGGTAGAAAGAGTTGAATATGGCGACGTTGAAATCGCATCCGAAGTCGGATGGGAGACATATAGAAAAGTAGTAGATCAGATAATGATCATGCTAGATAGAACTGGTTTGCTTCATGGCTATAGCTTCAACTCTTGGAGTGACATGGTGATTTACGATGAAGCATTTATCGAAGAGTGGCTTTCAAGTCCACAGACTTCGCTCTATTATTCTTTACAAGTAATGGGCGACACTCAAGATAAATCTGATGCATACGCTGCATTAGATCAGTCAGATGTTGATAATTACTTGGCAGACATAATGAGCAATAAACCTGAAGAAGTAAATTGCGACTGTCAACAATGAACCCCTACGAAAAATTATTAAAACGAAAAAGAACTTGGACACCGGTCCAAACTACCAAAGGAAAATTTAAAGATGGAGCAGAAGAAACCATCTACCGTGCTCTTGCAATACGCCACATGGAATTACCAGTTGGCGACTTCATATCAGATGCACTCTCAGAGATTCCTGAAAAGTCTCGAGAACTTCTGGAGTCGAATGTAAGAGATGAGATTAAACATGACTTAGCTCTCGGATATATCACCAACGCTCATGGCGTGGATGACAAAGCTGAAGCAGAAGCATTACGCCTGAGAGATGCGTGGATGGCTCATCCAGATCACACAATTACCAAAGCATTAGTTATTGAGAGAGCAATCTTTTTTGTTCTCTTACCTATGTTTAGGTTTAATGGTGACTCTGGTTTGATGACCGTATCAGCAGATATCTCCCGGGACGAACAAGTACATGTAGCTACTAACAGTTTGGTATGTGCAGAGATGGGATTAACTCCTAGCCCTTCACTAGACAAGCTAAGGAAAGCAACCATTCATTGGATCATGCAACCACTAGCTATGTATAACGACGATAAATATTTAAGCAAAAAATTTTGGCTTGATTGCAGCGATCGACTTATGTACGAAGGTAAAGCACCACAATTATCTGACACACGAGCTGCACGTATGCCAGCATTTTTTGAACATGACAACAGAAATCTCCCTCAATACGCTTAAGCTTCACAACGAAAGGTTGGACAAGTTAATAGATACACTTGAGGAAAATTTTGGTTGGAAACCTATCCATCCGAAGGAAGACATAAACACAATTATGTACCGCGCTGGTCAAGCCAGCGTCATTGAATATATACGATCCATTATGGAGGACGAAATCTAATGTGTATTTTTGGAGGGGGAAACCCTGCACCGCCACCACCAGCTCCATTACCACCAGCTCCTACACCGCCTCCTGCACCACCAGCTCCATTACCTACACCGGAGCCAGTACAGCAGGAAGTTAACCCACAAGTTAGAAGGGCTAAGAGTAAGAAAGCTAAAGGTGAATATGCAAGAGGGTCATCACAACTAAGAGTACCTCTCGCACCGAAAGTTAATACTGGACAGTCAGGTCCAGCCGGAGGAATTAATACATGACAACAGCGCGTGAGAGATACAATCAACTGACAACTGATAGGAGACAGTTCCTAGACAAAGCAGTTGATTGCTCAGAACTCACGTTGCCTTACCTTATACAAGACGATACATCGTCTAAACCAAACCACGAATCCTTGGTGATTCCTTGGCAGTCAGTCGGAGCTAAGTGTGTAGTTACTCTTGCAGCAAAATTAATGCTTGCAATTCTACCTCCACAAACTAGCTTCTTTAAACTGCAAGTAAAGGAAGATAAGTTGGGTGAGATATCTAACGACCCAAAGATAAAAGGAGAACTTGATTTGTCTTTCTCAAAGATTGAGAAGATGATCATGGATTACATTGCTGCTTCAAACGATCGAGTGACTATACATCAGGCACTTAAACATTTGATAGTGGGAGGTAATGCACTTTTATTTATGGGTAAAGATGGTATTAAATCTTTCCCACTTTCAAGGTATGTCGTTAACCGAGATGGTAATGGTAACGTTTTAGAGATAGTCACTAAAGAATTAATTAGTAGAAAGGTATTAGAGTTTGATATTCCAGAACCTGTACCCAACTCAGTAGTAGATGAAAGTCAAAGCAGAGAGAAGGATGACGTTGAAGTATTTACTTACGTCAAGCTAGTAGATGGTAGATGGCAATGGCACCAAGAAGTATTTAATAAAATAATTTCTGGTAGCAAAAGCACAGCACCAAAGAATGCAAGTCCTTGGTTAGTTTTGAGATTCAATACTGTAGATGGGGAAGACTATGGAAGAGGTAGAGTTGAGGAATTCCTCGGCGACCTTAAAACATTAGAAGGTTTATCCCAAGCTCTAGTTGAAGGAAGTGCAGCCGCAGCAAAAGTTATATTTTTAGTATCTCCTTCCAGTACAACCAAACCACAGACCATTGCGAAAGCAGGGAACGGTGCGATAGTACAGGGAAGAGCTGAAGATGTACAGGTAGTACAAGTTGGTAAAACTGCTGACTTTGCAACTGCTGCTAACATGACCCAGACTATTGAGAAAAGATTATTAGAAGCTTTCCTTGTTATGAACATAAGGAATGCAGAGAGGGTAACAGCAGAGGAGGTTCGACTTACTCAGTTAGAACTTGAACAACAGCTCGGCGGAATCTTCAGTTTGTTAACTGTAGAATTTCTCCTACCCTATTTAAATAGAACACTATTGGTATTACAGAGAAGTAATCAGATACCAAAGCTTCCTAAAGATATTGTCAAACCTACAATCGTAGCTGGTATTAATGCATTGGGTAGAGGACAAGACCGGGAAAGTCTTACAGCTTTCATTGGTACTATCGCTCAGACATTAGGTCCAGAAGCGTTGATGAAATATGTAGAACCATTAGAAGCAATAAAAAGATTAGCTGCTTCTCAAGGTATAGATGTACTGAACTTAATTAAGACTCAGCAACAACTAGATCAGGAGATGCAACAGCAACAACAACAGATGCAACAGAAAGCATTACTTGATCAAGCTGGTCAATTAGCTGGTACTCCATTAATGGACCCACAAAAGAACCCAGCCCTGATGGAAGGAATGAATGAAGAAGCACCTGTAGAAGAATTACCACCCGAAGAATAAACTATGTCAGAAACATTTACAGTAGATACATCAACTGAGTCTGAAGTTCTTACGGCAGAAGAACAAGACTCTTTAGAGGTTGGTGAAAAATTAGTAGCTGAACAAGAAGGACTACTAGCTGGTAAGTATAAGAATGCCGAAGAATTAGAAAATGCTTACATTGAATTACAAAAAAAATTAGGAGACAACGATGGCGTACAAGACGAAGGGAAAGAAACCGAAGAAGTAACTGAGGAACCTGAAGAAGCAAGTCCAGCAATGTCTCTTATCTCTGAAGCATCTGCTGAGTACTATGCAAATGAGAACTCGTTAACTGATGAGACTATTGAAAAGTTTTCAGCAATGAGTAGTAAAGATTTAGTTAATGCATATGTCCAGTCACTTAAGAATGCTCCAGCTCCAGAAGCTTCTGCTCCTGCTGACGTAGAGATGTCTGATTCAGATGTGAATCAAGTACAGAACTCAGTAGGTGGAGAGAAACAATACAACGAAATCGTTAGTTGGGCAGGAGAGAATTTACCTAAACAACAAGTAGAAGCATTCGATAATCTTATTGGTACTGGTAATACAGAGATGATTAAGTTAGCAGTAGCTGGTTTAAAAGCTCAGTATTCTGATGCTAATGGATACGAAGGTAGAACACTACAAGGTAAACCATCTAAAGCAAACTCTGAGACTTTCCGTAGCCAAGCTGAATTAGTAGCTGCTATGGGAGATCCAAGATACGATACTGATCCTGCTTACAG